TCCCGATCGCAGCGACCTGCACAAGCGTGTTCTCACCGAGCGGCAGGTCGTCGAACGGGCAGAACAGGTACGGGACCGCGTGCCCTTCGGGGGACGGGCCGGCGGCGAACACGTTGTGTCCGACGACGGCGACGCGCGCTGTCGGGTCGTCGTTCTTCAAACACGGTGTCGGCACACCGACGACCGGGCGCTCGACCGGGTCGGCGGATTGCATCAGCTGCTCGAGCATCGACGGCTCGAACGTCTGATCCGGGTCGGTCATCAGCAACCAGTCGGCCCGGTCCTGTGCGAGGAAGTGTCGGACGAGCTCGTTGCGTGACTTGAAGATGAGCGTGGTGCCGATGTTCCACGCCATCGGGGAGCGGTGCCCGAGGCGTTTCGCTCCGCTGTAGCAGTCGAACAGCACGAGGTCGGCGATACACCGAGCCCAGTGCGCGTGGACGTGCTGGCCGGAGATCACGCCGATGACGACGCGGTCCGCGCGGCCTTTGGCCTGCTTCATGTGCCCTGCCTTGTGCCCTGACTTGAAGCCCTGACCTCCCCGGCCGGCGCAGGGCAACGACCGACCGGGGAGGGAACTCAGGTCAGAACGACGGCGCGACGAGGCCGGTTCCGACGAGCACCTGGGTGGCGGACACGTACCGCTCGAACGTCGCCGCCGAGTAGCCCATCACCGCCATGCGGATCGTGGTCGGCGGGGTGACGAACTGCTCGAAGCGGAACGTCATCAGGTCGCCCTCGGCGAACACGTGGTCGGACAGGCGGGTGAGCACCACCCGGTCCTCGTTCGACGACGCACCCGAGGTGGTCGACATGTTCGCGTCGAGCAGCACTGGGATGCCGGCGAGGGTGCCGACGATGCCGCTCGCGTCGGACGAGCCGGTGCCGACGACGTTGAAGCCGGCGCCCGGGTTCGGGACGACGAGCGGGCGGCCCGAGGTGTCGGCGGCGGCGAGGAGCCAGTGCCAGCGGCGCGGGTGCATGATCGCGATGGTCGCCGGGGCGAACCGCGACGACGCGATGCCGGAGGCGGCGCCGAGGAACTTGCTGTAGAACGCCGAGACGGTGGTGCCGGTGAACGACACGGTCGTCGCAGAGATCGTCAGCAGGCCCTTCACCTGGCCGTTGCTGCCGGTGCCGGAGATCAGCTGCGTGTCGAGCTTCGTCGCGTAGTCGGCGACGAGGTCGGCCATGATCAGCTGGTCGGTGACAGCGCCACGCTCGAGCGCCTGGCGGGACACGTCCTGAACGCCGACGATCGACACGACACCGAACGAGATGTCGGTGGTGGTGACGTCCTGCTCGATCGGAGCGGTGTTCTCCGAGGTCTGCACGGCGGTCGCGGTGCCGGTCACGACACGGGTCGCGTACATGGTCATGCCGCTGGCCGGGAGCGGGTACTTCGGCATGATGTCGGCGAGGGGCCGCATGGCGCGCGCCAGGGTGGCGGCCTGGTCGAGCAGGTAGATCGGCGGGACGAGGCCGTTGAGGGTCGAGGTCGCGATGTCGCGACGCTCCACCTGGACCTCACGCATGTGCCGCTCGATCCGCTCGGCGGCGTCGCGGTTCTCCGAACGCAGGTACGCGTCCTGGAAGAACGACCGCTCGTTCTGGAGGTCGGGGCGGTAGGTGCGCTCCTCACGGTGCGAACCAGCCGGGGCAGCGGGCACGGTGAACGGCACGGCGGCCACGGCGGCGGCCTTGCGGTTCTCGATGTCGACCAGCTCGGCGTGCCGAGCCTGCGCGTCACGGATCTCCGCAGCGACCGCCTCGCCGCGCGAGCGCAGCTCGCTGATGCGGGCCAGGGCGGCAGCGTCGTCGAGGCCGCGCGCCTCGGGGTCGGATGCGATGCCTTCGAGTTCGGCACCGATGGCGTCGCGCTCGGCGACGAGTTCGTTGATGCGCGCCTGAACGCGCTCGGCGAGAGTCATTTCTCGTTGTCTCCTGTGGGACGTGGGGGTGGGGTTCTCCACGCGGTGACCGCAGGTGGCTGCACGGTGGTGGCCCTGCCGGGCTCCGGGCGTTGTCAGCCGGGCATCAGGTCGGACGCCTGGTGTGCGCTTACTTGAGGCGAAGCGCAGCAGCAGCAGCCCGGGCGGCGATCGCCACCCGGTCAATGCCTGCCTGTGAGCGGTGCTCGTTCACGATGGACTTGCAGCGTTCGATCGTGGCGACGGTCGCGCCGTTGGCACCGGCCCACGTAACGGTCGCCTCAAGCAAGGCCACTTCGTTGATGGTGCGCTCGTTCCAGTCGGCCGACCATTTCGACGCGCCTGGCGGGACACGGAACCCGATCGACATTTCGTCGACGGTTCCGTCTTCGATCTGGTTGACGAGGTCGGCGACCCAGCCGACCCGAGTCGACAACTGCGCGTCGACGAGCAGGCCGACGTTGTCCTCGGTAAGCGACAGCGTGCCCGCACGGGTGGTGGCGAGGACGCGTGCGTTGTCGTGGGCGTACAGCAGCGCCCGGTTGTCGTTCATGCCCAGGGTGCGCTTGAACGATCCACGGCTCATGGTCTCGACCCAGCCGCCGAGTTCGGGGCCGCCGGCCACCGGGTACTGCACTTCGGTCACCGAGGCGTAGCCGCGAAAGTTCGCGAGGTGGCTGCCGTCGGTCGACATGCGCAGCTCGAACCCGGACGCAGTGCGCGCCTCTTTGCCAAGATCGGGGATCATGCGGTCGCTCCTGGGGGCGGGATGGGTCCGGGCACTGGAAGGTTGCCGCCCATGGTGTTGATGATCTGCCGGACTTCGTCGGCTGTGATCATGGTGCCGACGCCCAAATAGACCTTCTGGATGGCCTCAACGAGAGACAGCTCGCGACTTCGCGTGCCGACCTCGGCGAGGGTGTCTCCCCCTGGGATGGCCGGAAGGTCCAAAGGCTTCCGGGCTTCGTTCTGCGTCATGATCCCGCCGGCCACCTGAGCGACCAGCGAGTCGACCTTCGTCTTCACGTCGGTGCGTACGACAGCGTTCTCGTTGAACTTGACGTACATCGGCTGCGGCAACAGTCGGCTCAACGCCTTTTCGAGCTTGACCATCCAGAACTGCACGCCGAACGCCAACAGGTCGAGCACACGGGACTCGACGTTGCTGTAGGTCATCGAGTCGCCCGACACGCCGCCGACGAGCTCGGGTGGCACGTTGAAGAACTGGGCGATGTCCGTGGCGTTGTGGCGCATCGCCTCGAGCAGCGCCGAGTTGACCGGCGTTTCCTGCAACGTTTCGAACTCGGTGCCGGTCGGCAGCACGACCGGTTCACGGTTCCCGCGCACGATCGACAGGAACTTGTCTTTCAGCGCCTGCGCGCCGACCGGCCCGGGGTCGATCGACGGTCGCAGGATCGATGTGGGGTGCGCGCCGTCCCCGAACCACTGCGCCTCGTACTTGCGGGTCGCGAGTGCGATGCCGGCTGTCTGCATCATCGTTTCGATCAGCCCGATGCCGAACTGCGACCCAACACGCGGACGACCGGCGAGGTGCCAGACATCCTCGGCGGGGACGGGTTTGCGGTCGAAGAACCAGTTCAGGACACCGGCCGACGACGTCTTGATCGTCACGATCGCCGGGTCGACCAGTTCGATCTGTGTCGGGAACAGGCGGGCGTCGCGCGCCACGATCCGGCCGACGGCGTCGCCGTGCATGATCATCGACTCGATGCACTGATACAGCCAGTCCTCAAGTGGAATCACGGCCGACGGTTCGCGCAGCAGTCGGGGCAGGACTTGCAGTTCGCTGCGTTCGTCGCCACGCACCCGGTAGGCGTCGATCGGCATCACGGCGATGATGCCGGCAGTCAGCATCAGCGACTTCGCCACCGCCGGGATGGTCAGCATGTCGGCATACGACGCGCTGACGCCGCTGTAGCTCGTGACCAGGCGCCGTTCGTTGATCGCCCGGATCGTTGCCTCGTACTGGTCGGCGCGCTGCTCGACCGGGCGCAGCCCGAACATCAGCGGCGCTCCAGCGTGTAGCCGGCAGCGAACACGGCGATGGCTGCCACGGCAACTCCCAAGGGCAGTGCGACCATCACCGCAGCGGCGACAGCGAGGATCACCCCGATGATTTGAAGGGCACCAGCAAGCAGCATGCGTGTCCCTTCAGTAGACGAAGAACGGTTGCTGAACGGTCGTTCGTTGGGCCGACCAGTGGGCCAACGTGGCTGCGACCAGTGGTGTCACGTCACCGCTGCGCCGGTCCCACACCCACGCGTCACCTGACGGGCGTTTGCCTGCGGTCGTCGCAGCGGCGTCCAGCGCCGGGTGGCGACGAACCCGCACCCGGGACTGGACGACAGCGTCGAACATGGCGCCGCACGCGTTGCGCACATCGGCGCCGGAAGCGCCCTGGACGGTCACCCCGGCGGCTTCGAGTTGCGCTTGGAGCGACGCAGCCGGGCCGGCCACTTGCAGGACGACACGGGCGTTGTGGCGGCCGCACAGCTCAACGAGCCGGTCCACGACCCAGCCGGTGCCGCTGCGGTAGTCGCCGAGCTCGACGAGCCCGTCAGGGTCCGCTGCGGCGATCGCTGCGTATTCGCGGTCAGGGTCGATATCGACTGCGAACACGACACCGGCGCCGAACTCGTCGGTGGACCGAACCGCCGTCCACTGTGCAGCGGTGAACACGGCGTCCGGTTGTTCGTCCTCGTCGAACACGCCCAACCGTTCCCGGCAGAACTGTTCCAACCCGCCCGCCTCAACCATCGACGCGAACTCCGACGCCACGAACTCCTCGGAGATCCGATGCCCCAGCGCGGGGTTCGCCATCCGCCACCAACGCCGATCGTCGGGCGATTGCAACGCCTCGGTGGGCGCCGACCACTCAAGCCAGCACAACGACCCCGGGTCGGACGACAACGCCCGCTTACGGACCGCACGAAGCTGCACCGATGAACGCATCCCCGCCGAGCTCGTGTACCAGAGCTGCGGGTTGCCTTTGACCGACTTGGCGGCCATCGTCGGCAGGATCGCCGCCATCGTGTCCGGCGTCAGCGCGAACGCCTCGTCGAGGATCACGCAATCGCCGGTGAAGCCGCGTGCGCTGGTGTTGTTGCGGGCCAGGAACTTCAACCGCTGCCCCGAGCGCAGCACGATCTCGGTCGACTCGTTCGACTGGTAGTACTTCGCCACCAGGGCGTCGAGATGCGGCGTGTCCTCGATCAGGCGGCGCACCCGCAGGTACGCCTCCTTCGCGGTCTTGAACTCGTGCGCCGACCAGATGATCAGCTGCTCGTCGAACAAGAACAGACCGGCGAGCGCACGGGCTTCGAGGATGCTGCCCTTGCCGTTCTGGCGAGGCGCGACCACACCGACCTCGAACGCTGCCCACCGGCCCACACGTTCGCCGCACGCCTCCTCGAGCGCGTGCACCTGCCAGTCGTCGAGGATCAGCCCCGCAGTCGCAGCGAGGTCAACCGCTTCGCTTCCGGCGCTGCTGTCCCTTGGCGGCGACGTCGCCACCCGAGGCGCCACGCCGCTTCGCTCTGCGAGCCTTGAGGTCGTCAACCGGGTTCGCCCCCTCGGCGGCCGGCAGCCCATCGATCGCAGCGAGCACCGCCTGCAACTGACGCGCCAGCGCAGCAACTTCTTTCGGATCGGCCTGCGTGATCGTCACCGCCAGCACGTCGCGCAACGCAACGAGCCCGTCACGGGTCGACACCTTCACCGCTTCGACCAGCACCGACACCCCTATGCAGCGTTTATGCAGCCCGTATGCATGACGGCGGCGTGCATGATTATGCAGCGCCTGGACCCGACGGTGGGGCCGTGGGGGGAGAAGGGGCTTCGGCCGGGGTGCTGTTCGGCTTGGCTGGCCCAAGAATCGGGCCCTCGCCCTGCATCTTCATGCATCGCTTGCATAACCATGCGGGCTCGTATGCATCGTTTATGCAGGCTGTATGCATCACCAGATGCTCGACGGCGTATGCCACGCGTCGACCGCAGCGAGCGCTGCGTCAGTGCGTCCACCTGCGGCTGCCCGGGTGTAGGCGACGTCACGGCCAGGGTTGATCAGCACCAGCTCGTGGTGCGGGAACCGTGTCGGTGCGTCGGGGTTCGCCGAGATGATCCACACGGCCGGCGCTTGGTGGTCGGCCCTGCGGATCTGGTTGAGCACGGCGCCGCGTGCGGCGTTGATCACCGAGTGGATGCGCTGATGTGTGTGTCGGTCGGGTGACCCGAGGGCGTACCCGAGGGCGTCGTAGTCGACGACGAGGTCGCCGGGTGTTGCGTGTTGCTGCACCCATGTGGTCTTGCCAGCGCCGGGCGGGCCGTAGACGAGGGTGATGCGTGGACCGGTCCGCCACGCTTCTTTGCGGGAGCTGTTGCCTGCGGCGACGTTGCATGCTTTGCACGCGGCACGCAGGTTGTCGAGGTCGAACCATGCGCCGCCGTGGTCGACAGGCGCGATGTGGTCGACTTGGTCGGCACGGCCCGTGCAGTTCGGCCCTTGGATGCGGCAGCGGTGCCCGTCCCGTTCGAGGACGATGCGACGCATCCGTTGCCACGGGCCCTTGTATTGCGGCTTCGATGACATCGTCAGCCCCTGGGCACACGGAACACCGAATAGCCAACGCGTACCGTAGCACGTCGCGTACCAGCCGCAAGTGCCGGTGTCAACACGTCACCGCCTCGCCCTGTCCCGTGCCCACGCTTCGATGTCTTTGGCGGTGGTGCGCCGGCCTTCGGCGTGCCAGCGGACGGCGACGAGCGGCAGTTCGGCCATCGGTTGTTTCGACCATTCGCGTCGGACGACGTTGACGGCCCGGAGGGTGTCGTCGCACCAGCGGCACCGTTCGCCGTGGGTGGTGCCGTTGGTGGTGCGCCTGGGTGCCATGTGGCCGGTGCGCAGGCAGGAGCGGCACCACAGTTCGTCGGGTTCCCGGTCGGTGTCGCCGACCCTGCGGATGCCCCATGTCTGCACCACGCCGAGCAGGCTGCGTGCGTGCTGTTCGGCCTGGCCGGTGAGGTGCTCGAGGCGTGCACGGTCGCGCAAGGCTTCGTCTCGCAGGATGACTTGCTGGCGTAGGGGGCCGTTGTCGTCGCCGCTGCCGCCCGACGTGCCTCCTCCGGGGTATCCGGGCTCGGCGTCGTCGAGACGGGCCACAGCGGCCTTCAGGAGGCGTCTGGCGGCGTTCAGGTCGGCGAGGGTGCGGTCGAGCTGCTGCTCGAGGCGGCCGGCGGCGAGGTGGGTGGTGATGGTCATCGCTTGCTCTCCCAATCGCGCGGAAACCGGTCGACCACGCAATCGCACAGGGTGACCATGCACATCAATTCGTCGTCGGTGTAGTCGTGCAGCACGTCGAGGTGCCTGCACTGTCGGCACCTGGCGCTCCTGTTCAGGTACTCGATCTCGTCGCGCATTAGCACCCGAAGGGTCGGCATCGGGTCGTTCATCGGAGCCTCTTCCTGAGCATGTCGATCACCTTGTCGACGGCGGTGTCGAGCCGTGATTGCAGTTCGGCGTTCTCGGCCCGTAGGCGTTCGATCTCGTCAGCTACCGCGGCGAAATGCCATTGGTCCTCTTTGGTGGGAGCGATCTCGCTCAGGTGGCGCAGGTAGCCGATCGACACGTGTCGGGGTCCGGCCGTCATCGGTTCTCCTCGGGGTACAGCTCGGCTAACTCGGTCGGGTCGCAGCAGAACTCGCAGACGACGTCGCCGGACGTGAGCCGGGTGAGCCACGTGTCGTCGCCGCAGCGGGCGTCGGTCAGGTCGTCGATCATCGGCTCCTCGCATCGGTGGCCGAGCGCCCACGTTTCGGCTTCGGACAGCTTGAAGCGCAGCGCCTGGAGACCACAGTCGCAGGTCGCTTCGTAGACGAGCAGCGTGCGCTTCCACACGATCGCCACCCGGTTCAGCACTCGTGTGTCTCGGCCCACGCTGTCGCCTCCTCTGGAATGGTGGTGGTGTGCTTCGCCTTGCAACGCACGCAGGTGGCGGTGTGGTCGAACCGGTGTTTGGTGATGGTGACCTTGAGCCGGTTGCGTGCAGCGTTGATGGCGTCGCGTGCTGCGGCGGTGCGTGCTTCGTCGCGCCAGGCGCTCACAGTGGCTCGATGTCTGAGCCGAACCGGTAGCCGTTCGCGTCCATGATGTCGGCCATCCACTCGGCGGCTTCGCAGGTGGCGTTACGGACCGAGAAGTCGGAGGCGGCGGCGCGACGTTCGTCGTTGGCGAACTGGCGAAGGTCTGCGGACGTGACAGCACGCAGCGCGACGCGTTCTTTGCCGACGGCGATCGGCAGGTTGAGCATGTCGAGCCAGCCGAGCGGCCACTGCTTGTTTTCGTGGATCTCGCGCAGCAGCTTGTTGGCGCTCTTCGTCTTTTCGCCTTCGCGTCGGCCGACGACAAACCGGGCGGCCTTGTAGCGGGCGTCGTCCTCGGGGATCAGCCAGGCGACCTCGGCTGCGATGTCGTCGAGCCACTCGGACGAGGCTTCGACCTCGTAGCGGTCGGGTCGGCGCTCGGAGAGGAGCTTGTCGATGGCGGCGGTCAGTTCGTTCATCGGGTTCCCTTCAGGTAGACGGCTTCGATGTTCAGGACAGTTGATGCGTCGGTGTCGTTGAGCCCGGCTAGCAGCTCGTCTCGGAACGGGTGCTGCGGTAGCGACTGGAGCTGCGTCCATCCGTCGATCAGCGCGACCAGCCGGCGACGCTCGCGGTTCAGTGCTTCGACGTGGTCGGCTCGCCGGCGTTCGAGGGCGGCCCATGCGTCGTTGAACGACATGCGGTCTTCGTCGATCAGCGCCGCCAGGTCGGGCGCCTCGTCTCGGATCTGCGCCATACGAGCTTCGGTCGTGTCGGCAGCCTTCTTGCGGTCCTGGGCCACTTTGTACGCCTCAGCGAGCGTCGATGCTCCGCCGAGAACTGCATCGGCGATGTCGGGCGCATACCGAAGCACGGTGTTCGCTTGTGCGATGTACGGCTTGGACACCTGAGCGGCGTCAGCCTCAACCATGCCCGCCGATTTATTCAGTAAATCGGCCGCCCGAGCCACCGCCATCGCTCGCTGCCCCTTGGACAGGTGCCGGCGGGCGACGTTCGTGGACAGGATGTAGGCGACCGGGTCACGGTCCTTCTCCAGATGGTCGAACACCGGGTCGACCTTTGCGAGCTTGCACGCGGCGAGGCGGTTGCGGCCGTCGATCAGCTGCCCGCAGGCGTCGAGCATGATCGGCTGCACCTGGCCGTTGGCCTTGATGTCGTCCGCCAACTCTTGGAGCTCGTCTGCGGCGAGCATCGGGAACATGGCGGCTACGGGGTGGATCTCACCGTTGAACTTCACTGGCTGGCTGCTTTCAGGATGTCCCGAATCGGGGTGATGGTTGCGGTGACGAAGTCGAGGTCGACGAACTCGTCGGTTTCGGACGTCCGGTGGACGTCCGCCGGACGCGGCCCGGACGTCCGGACGATGTCCCTTTCTTTCTTTTCTCTCTGTCTCTCTGCGCGTGCGGCCCGTTTGCGTTCGGCGTCCTGGGCGAGCGTTTCCTTCGTCTGCTGCCACGCCTCGTACGAGCGGAGGCGCCAGCCGTCGTCCACCTGGAGCCACAGCTCGTTGGCGACGAGGGTGGCGGCGAGGTGCTGGGCGTCTTCGTCGATGCCGAACGCCAACAGGCGCAGCGCCGAGTGCGGGATGTGCCCGTCGGTGACCCGCCGGCGGCAGTAGCAGATAGAGCGGATGAACAGCAGCTCGGCGCACGCCCCGACGGCCATGATCCGTTCGTCCTCCGGGTAGGTGGCGTCGAGCTTCACCCACACCCGGGTCATCGGGTCGCCCCGGTGCGTTTCGCTCCCCGTGCCGTTTCTGCCGCCCACCGCTCCTTGGCGGCGGCAGTGCACGTACCGCAGCGGCAACCGTTACGAGGTTCTTTGCCCCACGGGCCGAACCGGTAGCGCTGGAACCCGTGCTGGCGAGGCGGACGGTTCGTGTTGATGTTCACCGGGTGCGCACGGTTGGCGCGCTGCTGCGGTGACAGGCCACCGAACCAGCCCCACGGGATGCCTTCGGCGATCGCCCACACGGCGCACTCTTCGGCGACTTCGCAGCGCCGGCAGTACGCCGGGATGCGGATGCGTGCGTACTGGTCGCCTTCGGCGGGGAAGAAGTAGCTTGTGGGCTTCTTGTCGATGCGGCACAGAGCCTGGTCGCGCCAATCCGGCAGCGTTTCGACCGGTTCGGCGGCGGTGCGGGTGCCTCGTGACGGCGCCGGCGGCGTGTAGTCCGGTTGGCGCCGCCACTCCTCGAGGGTCATGGTGCCGCCCTTGCGGGCACGGCCCCCGGCGGACATCAGCTCACCCATCGGTGCGGTCCTTTCGTTCTTGGCGCCACGCCTGCGCGCACTTGCGCATCACGGCGGCGGCGTAGGCGTCGTGCAGTTCCAGCTGGCGGGCTTCGTGCTCGAGGAGCTCCGGGGACGGTGCGGGAAGCCTCACGCTGCGCTCCTCGCCCGATGCGCCCGCTGCCGGTCCCTGACCTGTTCGCGTTGCGCGACCACGTCGGCCATCAGCCGGTCGTACAGGTCACGGACCTTCCGGGCGTTGCCTTCGGTCACTTTGTCCCGGCCGAGTTGCAACGCCGGCGTTTTCGACGTCGATCCGAGCAGCACCGCCAGTTCGCTGCGCGTCCAGCCACGTGCGACGAGCTCGTCGATCCGTTCCCATGTCGCTGCTGCGTCGACGAGGGACCCTTCGGGGCGGCGGTGCGTGCCGACGGCGAGGATCGCAGCGGCACGATTCGGGCGGGTGCGGCGCGTCACGCCGTCACGGATCTCTTGGACGGTTTTGACGTTGCAGCCGAGGATGCTTGCGACGGTGCGTGCACCGACGCCTTGGTCGTGGAGCCACAGCAGGTGCCGGCGTGCTTCGCCGGCGTCGACGAACCGGGGTGCGGCTTGGCCTTTACGGATACGGATGTCGCGTTTGGAGCGCATCCGTTCGTACGCCCGGTTCGCTTCGCAGCAGGCGTCGCACCGGCAGCCTCGTTCGCCGGGGTTGATGCCGTGGTTGTACGCGGAACGTGTCCCGTGTTCCCTCATCGGGTCAACCTCGTCAGCTCGGCGGACAGGCTGTCGACCTGTTGCCGCCAGAACGCCGCCGACATCACTTGGCCCCGCCCGGCGTACGCGCACGCCCTCAGCGCCGCGTAACCGGCTTCGCCTCG